GCCCGGGACGGTTGGGCGTGAAGATAAATTCCCTTCGCCCCGTGAGAAGCGCGCGGGTGGGGGGAGGGACCCGCCGATAGTGTTCTTCTGCATGTTCGCCGGTTACCTTTTTGACGCAGTAGGCCGCGACATAGCCGCAGCTGGCCGGCGTGACGGAGCCGATGTCCGAATTGCCGAATGGCCAGAGCGCTTCGAGCGTGTCGGAGCGGTAGACCGGGTATCCGGATGGCGAGTCGCGCCAGTGGTATTTGTCGGAGAAGTCCCGCCCGAACAGGATGAGGTGATAGTGCGGACGCTTCTCTTTTTCTCCGTATTCGCCACAGGCGAAGAACCTAAAACTGCCCGAGCGTTTGCGGAGTCGTTTGCAGAACAGCTGTATGTCCCGAACGGAGACTGAGTAGTCCGGAGGCAGATGCTCATCAGCAAAGGTTAGCGTCACGAAGCTAGAGACCTCATGTTGCGTGCCTTCGTGGTAGAGCCTCGTTTTCCAGTCTTGAACTTTGCTCACTCTGCACCCGATACATTGACCGCAAGGGACAAGGAACGACACGGCCCCGGCGTAGGACTTGTTGGCCGAGAACACGATTTTCCGGCTAGCGCCTGGTGGTGGCGGGTAGGCGGGGATGGGCCGGTAGCAGGGCATCCGTCACAGCCGGATCCCGCCGCGGAAAGCCCCCGCCATATTTTTTCTGTTCGTCCCGGAGCTGCGGGAGAAATTGCGCTTGGACGAGCTGCGCGACATGCGAAAGCGTTTGGCCATTGTGGTGCCCTTTCAGGGGTTTAGGTGTTTGGTAGCGTGACCCCATGGGGATGGTGTCACTTGGTACAGTTAGGAACAAGTGAATAACTGTACCGGGTGGGTTCCCCACCGAGCGACCACATACCCACAGGGCTACGGCGCTACGCTCTCGCCATTTGAGAGCTTCGCTCCGCGCCTTCGCCCTATGGATATGTGGACGCCGCATAGGATGCCCCTATTGCGAGGTTTGAGGGGGGCTGGGCGGCTCCGAAGGCGCCGCCGCAGGGGGAGTAGCCCGAAGGAGGCCGAAGCCCCTGAGGGCTTCCGCTTGGGCTTCGTCTTGGAAGGCGAAGAGGAAGGTCATGGGATCGTTATTAAAGTGGTCCCGGACCTTCGAGGGGAGTGCATTGAAGGCTTCATCAGCCTGCATGATGGTATTGAGAGATTCTTGAAGATCGATATGAGAGGGAAGATCAGTATAGGTGGGACGGGCCGCTTGTACGTGCGTAATGATGCCCGTGCGTTGATACTGTTTGAGAATGCGATGAATGTCGCATTCGTCTTTGTGGGATTGTTTGGTTATGAGTTTGTTACCCGTATCCAGGGTAACGCGTTTGTGTTGACGGTAGAACATGGTGTTTCCTTTCAGCGAAAGAGGTCAAGGAGACGTTCGGACATAGCCCGAAGGGGAGTAGAGCGATCGCCGTCAGTGCGGGTGATTCGATCGCGGAGGCCGGAGAGGGGATTGGTGCGGAGGTTATCGAGCGTGCGCTGGACGGAGGGAGGGAGAGAGGGAAGGGAAGAGATGGCCTCAGCAGAGGCCGCGCCAGCTCGGGTGCCCGTGCGTTCCGCCGAGGCCGCCAAGTTGCGTGGCGTCGAAGGCGGACCCCAATTGCGGTAGTCCGTGGTTTCCTCGCGCTGTTGAGCCGTGCGCGCGGAGTAGTTTTCAGCAGACGCGCCAGCCTGACCGGCCTGGGCATCGATGAGGTTAGGGCGCCGCCCTTCGGAGGTGCCCTGCATTTGGATGAGCCGGGCGCGTTCCTTTTCGGTCAGAGCTGAGAGTGTGTTGACCGTCGTTTGAGCATCGACGTTACGTTCCTGAGCGCCCGTGAGCCGGGTTTGGGCTTCGGTTTGCTGGATTTGCGCTTGCGCCGACTGGATGGACTGGACCGCTTGCGCGCCCTGGAAGGCGGACGAGACCGCCGCCCCCAGAGCGTTTTGGACAGTGGCCGGGCGCATCGGATTGCCCTGCATGACGGAGCCGGACGAGGACGAGACAGCGCCAGGAGCTGAGCCGGAAACCGGCGTAGAGGTGGCGCCGCCCTGCTGGTAGGCGAGGAGGGGGTTGATGCCGGCAGCGCGCATGTCAGCGGTCGCGCGCTGATAGGCAGTATTGGACAGGTCCGTTGCGTACTGTTTGTTCCGGTCGTCCATATAGATGGCGCGGTTGTAGGCGTTTTCTTCGGAGACGCGGTTGAAGTTTTGTTGGGCTTGGAACATGTCGAGCTGCATCGCGCGGCCCGATGCATTGTCGGCCGCGTTCATGGCATTTGCGGAATTTGCCATCTGCACGTTCGCGTTGTTCGCGTTCGATTGCCCGAGGTATTGCACCCCAGCTCCGATCGCTGAGGCCGCCAGCATGGCGGCTGGAATCATCCAGGGCATGAGAATCCCCCTCAGAAGTGATCGATGAGACCGGGCACGCCGTAGGTAGGCATGGGCCGGGCACAACGCAGGTTGAAGTGGAAGTCACCGATGAAATGCGGCTCATTCTGCACCGCAATAATGCGGTCGAACGGCGGATTTTCTTCGATAAAGGGGGAATTGAGGAGCGGGCGCGTCTCGAAATCTTGCGCGAGGTGCCAAGTATCGAGGGATTGCGGATACGAGGACCGCATTTGCCCGGTGATCTGCGAAGGCTTGTAGCGATACTCCGCGAAGCGTTCCTGATAGCCCCAGACGGTCTCATCGCCCGCGGTGCCGTCGCAGTAGATTTCCTTCGAGAGAACCGCTTGTTCGCCGATGTGGGCGAGGGCGGGCCAGTAGAAATCGAAGCGCGAGCGGCGCGAGAACATGCGCGGGAGACCCTGCTGGTAGTTCAGATCGGCAGTAACGCAGATCATGCCGATGATGACGCAATGCTCGGTGAACGACTTGCTGAAGCCGTGACGCGTCATCATGGAGGTGCCGTAGGCGCCCAGGTTGCCTTGGGGCGTGGGCTGCGCGTCGGTGGAGCTGGTCTGGACCACCTGATGGATGTTCACCGGGGAGATGCCGCCGCCCAGGTATTCGGGCCGCTGAAGCCGGGCATCCGGGCTGGTGACGCCGAAATGCGACCTGACCAGCTCGGTATAGCGCGTGCCGCCGCGCGCATCGCGTTCGTACAGTTTCTGGACCTGAAACGCCTGGCGGAGCTGGTTGATCGTGGCCGCGCTTGCTTCGGAGAGGTCCGCGCTCAGCTTGGTGGTTTCCCAGGCCATCGGCGCGCCGACGCCGGGGGTTTGTTCCCAAAAGGCTTCGCCCTGCCCGGTGACCGAACGAAGATGGGACGAGAGCGTACCGCCCAGAAAGCGCGGAATGCCGTCACCGGTCGGAATAACGGGCGCGGCGTTCCCGAGTGGAATGCTCACTGATTCTCCCTTCTGGGGCCAGGGGAGGGCCGAGGTAAAGTAGTCGTGTCGTTTGTTTCGCTTTCTGAGCACATAGCTAGTTGCTGGGTCTGGGCCATCACCCCGAAGAGGAGGTATCGAGTCCTGCAAATTCTGGTCCCGGAACCATTCGTTCCAGATGAGGTTATATGCGCGATGCCAAAAGGCAGAGGAGCGCAGCTGGGGAACGCCAACAGGCAGACCGAAATGGTCAGAAAGTGACCCCGCCTGCCAGCCCGTCGCCGCAGGAGCTTCGACCTCAGGAACGAGAAAATCGGTGGAATCGCCAGGATCAGTTTGCGCACCGTTGAACCTTTCCCAATTGTCCCAAATCAACCGAATCGGGACGGCAAAGAAGAAGGACGAGAAACGCGCATTGTCCATGTACGGATGCAATGGCGTTGCAAGCCGCGTGAACCCCGTCATGCTGAGGTTAAACGTATCGCCGGGTAGGGCTTCGTCCACGAATACAGGAACGAGGTAGCCCGCATCGAGCGTGGTCTTGTGCCCGTGCGACCGGTCGAAGGAGCTGCGCGGAATGTCCGCGCGGGGGATCATGGAGAACGAGTGTTGGGAATTGCTGGGGAGGCGCATGGCTCAGACCTCCGCCTTCAAGCCGTCGGCATTGGCGGAATCTTCCCGCCAGAGCGTATGGACCTTCTCATGCGCATCGTGACTAAACAGAGGCATGGGCGCGCGCGCAATAAATGACGCCACGTTCCCGAGGACGCGCGGAACACAGGGCATGAAGCCCCCGGTTTCGTCGTCGAATACGCCCAGGCCCATGAGGTTAAAGTCAGCCGGATGGCGAGCGACGTGGTTTTCGCCAGCTTCAACGAGACCGATAACGTCGCGGATCGCCTGCGCGTCATAGTGGGTATAGAAGGGCCGCGAATAGGCGCCGGTCTTGAGATCAAGAAGGGAGTAGATTTGGGTTATCATGTGTCGGTGTCCAATTCTCTCTGTTTGCGCAATATGCGCAGGTTGTTGACTTCCTCGCGGACTGCGAGACGATCAGGAGTGTTATTCTCAGCGTGGGTTTTGGTTGCCTCCTTTCGTTTCTGTTTCACCTTCAGGAGCTGTTTGGCGTCCTCAAGTTTCTTTTCGTAATAACGAGGAACGGCGGTACGCGTGCCGTCCACGACCACGAAATCGGAGGGAAAAGCGTCCTCTCCGTATTTCTCGAACCAGCCCGCGCCGATGCCCGGACGGTTGGACATGCAGATAAATTCCCGTCGCACCGTGAGAAGCTCGCCGGTGAGGGGATGGACCCGCCGATAGTGTTCTTCTGCATGTTCGCCAGTTACCTTTTTGACGCAGTAGGCCGCGACGTAGCCGCAGCTGGCCGGCGTGACGGAGCCGATGTCGGAATTGCCGAAGGGCCAGAGCGCTTCGAGCGTGTCGGAGCGGTAGACCGGGTATCCGGATTCCGAGTCGCGCCAGTGGTATTTGTCGGAGAAGTCCCGCCCGAAGAGAATCAAGTGGTAGTGCGGACGCTTCTCTTTTTCTCCGTATTCGCCACAGGCGAAGAACCTGAAGCTGCCCGAGCGTTTGCGGAGTCGCTTGCAGAACAGCTGTATGTCCCGAACGGAGACTGAGTAGTCCGGAGGCAGATGCTCATCAGCAAAGGTTAGCGTCACGAAGCTAGAGACCTCGTGTTGCGTGCCTTCGTGGTAGAGCCTCGTTTTCCAGTCTTGAACTTTGCTCACTCTGCACCCGATACATTGACCGCAAGGGACAAGGAACGACACGGCCCCGGCGTAGGATTTGTTGGCCGAGAACACGATTTTCCGGCTAGCGCCTGGTGGTGGCGGATAGGCGGAGATGGGCCGGTAGCAGGGCATCCGTCACAGCCGGATGCCGCCGCGGAACGCCC